GCCAATTCAGGAATAAATTTGATGGGGACCCGGACCCGATAAGCGCGGGGATGCCCGCCACAATCCGGACTGCAGGGACAAGCGCCGTGACCCCAGTGTAAGCCACCAGGAGCGAACGGACCACAATGACCCCGTTCATTCGTCATCGACCTCGAGGCTCGGCGCCTTGAGGTTCCCGATCTGGACGCGGTGGGCAATGTAGGCGCCCATGGCGTTGACGGCTTCCTCGGCCTTCTGGTCCAGCGCCGGACGCAGGAACGGCTTGGCCGCATGGCCCGGGTGCATGACCATCGGGCCGACAAAATGTTCGCCGATCTTCAGGCTGCCGCGTTTCACCATCTTGTTGATCATGCCAATGCTGACCTTGCGCGCTTCGCGGCGGGTATTGCGCACCGGCTTGTCGGCCTCAGCGACCGAGATCAGGTGCGGCGCAACGCCGTATTCAATGAACAGACCGAGATAGGAGCCGGACCCGCGCAGCTTGACGTAGGAGCTGAGCCGGCTGCCGGCGGTGCGCGTGCCAATGCCGATCGCCTGCTTGAGCTGACCAGTGCGGACCGGGACATTGGCCTTGGCCTGCTGCTGGATGACCTTGGCCCCGGCACGCAGCCCGCCGCGGATGACGTTGCGCTCGAGGTTCTTGGGCAGTTCGTCGAGCAGGCGCAGCAGTTCAGGGCCGCCCTTGAGCCGGATCGTCATGACGCGGCTCCTTCGCTGCTATGTTGCTCGACAATGAGCTCGATGCCTTCGCGGCGGCCGATTTCGGCGGGGCCCGACACGATCTGCAGGACGCGGGTCCCGATGATCACCCGCATGTCCGGGGTGATCCCGGCGAGATGCCGCATCCGGATTCGCGCAGGCCGGTTGGCGATGACAATGCTGTCGGCCAGGCGCTCGGCCCGGCTCGGCAGGACGTCCCGGACCTCGGCCCAGACCGTGGCGAATTCCACCCAAGCGACGGCCTCTGTCCCGTAGAGGGGATCAGGGGTTACGACCTTGCGCTCGATCCGGATCCGGGTGTCGAGCCTGGAGGCTAGACCCATCGCGCGGCCAACTGGTTGACGAGGGTAGCCGATGACATCGACGGGGCCGTCTGCATAGCCGGGGTCGTGCGCCAGCCGGGCAAGCTTCAGGTCGATCATGCACAGCGCCACCTGCTGGGCGGTGACGTGCGTGCCAAGGGTGATCGACCAGCGCCGGGCGATGGCCTCCATCTGGGTCTTGGGATCGCCGTAGGCAGCACCGCGATCTTCGAGCACTTGCGCCACGCGCTTCAGGAAACCAGCCGCACTCACCGGACACCTCCACGGGTCTCGATGGCCCAAAGCAGGATGGCTATGGCGTCGGCCTCGTTGTCGTCGGCGGGCGCGAAGCCCTTGGCGCGAACTGCCGCGATGACAGCCGCCTTGTCGGCATTGCCCTTGCCGGCGATGAACCGCTTGATCGTGCCGACGGGCACGCCCTGATAGGCAACCAGGGTTTCCTCGCACCAGGCGGTCAGCATGCCCAGCATGCCGCCGTAGACATGGGCCGCATCGGTCCCTGCGTGGCGGCGAACTTCCTCGAAGTAGATCGCCTCGATTGGCCCCGCATCGAGATCAAGCTGCTCGAGCCAGCGCCGGAAGCGCAGGTAGCGTATGCCGCCGCCGTCGTAGCGGGTGTGCTTCAGCGACACAGTCCCGGTGCTGATGTGGCCGTCTGGCGACTGGAGGGCCCAGCCGGCGCTGGTGCCAAGGTCGAGGGCAAGAACAGCACCGTGACGGATGGTGACGGATGTGACGGGTTCTCCGTTATCACTTCCAGAGGCGCGCACGTGTGCGCGTGTAACGCCTATAAGGGGACGATCCGTCACATCCGTCACCGACATTGATTTTGCTGACATTTTTCAAAACTCCATCGGGCTGGTCTGGGGTTGGGCCTGACGCAGGGCGAGACCCCGGAAACCCCGGGCTTTGTTGGTGTTGGCGCGCTGGAACCCGCGGTTGGCGAGGGTCTCGGAGAACCGCTTGTTCGAGCCGGCGAATTCGCCGTTGGCATCGGCCCAGTTCTTCCAGTCGGCGTAGAGACGCTGGGAGGTATCCTGCAGATGCGAGGCCTGATCGCAGCGCTCCTCAAGCCAGCGACCGATTGCGTCCTCTGCCTCGAAATATTCCTCTGTGGCGGCGAGCACCGATGCCGGAGGTTTCAGGCCGATGCGTTGCCATTCGAGGCAGCCGCGTAGTGCCCAAGCGAGAATACCGTCGCGTTCCGCCAGCAGCCGATCCGGCAGACGCTTGTCGCGTTTGTGGGCCGGAATAGTCACCGTGAACGGGATCATGTGCAGGCGCCGCCGCATTGCCTCGTCGACATTGCGGATCGATGGCTTGTGGTTGCCGACCACCAGCAGCTTGAACTGGGGCGTGAACTCGAAGAAATCCTGCCGCATGAACCTGGCGGTGATCTTGTCGCCGCCGGTCAATGCCTTCAGCTTGCTCTCGGCCCAGCGGCTGCCCTGTTCAGTTTCGATGGCGGAGACGACCCGCGCGCCCCGCAGGCCCGCCATATCAGTCGGGTGGCGATCGCCGTGGCTCGCCATGAACATGTCCATCGCTGCGACCGTTGCGTAATCACCCGTGATCGCAGTCAGAGTGTTGGCGAACACCGACTTGCCGTTGGCGCCAGTGCCGTAGAGGAAAAACAGGGCATGCTCGGTCGTGACACCGGTCAGGCAGTAGCCCGCCATTCGCTGAAGGTAGCGCTGCAGTTCGACATCGCCGCCGGTGACTGTGTCGAGGAATTCCAGCCAAACCGGGCAATCCCCCTGCGGTGATGCGCTGGTGATCTTGGTCATGTAGGCCGGGCGGTCATGCGAGCCGAGAAGCCCGGATTGGAGATCGACGATCCCTGCCGGCGTGTTCAGCGCCCAAGGGTTACGATCCCAGACCTCGGTGGTCTCGGCATGGCGGCGATCGGCCCGAGCGATACGTTCGACGGCTGCAATAGTGGATGCCGATGACAGCTTGGCCTTCAGCTTGGCGCTCGCCGCCTTGCGGGCCGCTGCCCGACATATCTGTCGTGACAGGTCATAGGCCTGCAGCGTGTCCTCTTTCCGCCAGACCGTGCCTGACCAGTTGAGCCACTGACCCCAGGCTGCGACGTATCGCCAATCCTCCGCATGCTGGTCGGTGAACGCCTCAGCCAAGGCATCTTCGGTCAACTGGACTGGAGCCGAACTCCCGCCGCTGTGGCCGCCACCTTGGGGTGGTCCGCCACCGGGATCCGCATCAAGATAGTCCTCGCCGTAGTTGGCACTGTCGAGCCTCCATATCTTCTCGGCCTCGTGGCGAAGGCGCGATTCCTCCCATGGCGGATCGATGCGGGCGCTGTTGTAATCAACGATTTCAGCCCACGCCTGCGCCGCGGTAACATGGCCTTCGCGGCATCGGCGGATCCAGTAACCAATGATCCGCGACAGGGCCTCGAAGCGGGTCGTGCCATCAACGCCGCCCTCGCGGACGACGTGGCTGAAAAGCTCAGTCACCGCTCCGGAAGTCACGCCGGCGTTGTTGAAATCGAGATCCGACGGAACTTCCCCCTCTAGCGGAGGCATGGCCATCACAGCCTCGACCAAATCGCCAAGGTCATGATCCCGCGTCCGGCAGTGGAGGATTTCAACCAGCCGCTGCGTGCCGGATTTTGCGTGTACAGAACCTGCCACTCGGATCGGCTGGTGCGGCGAGCGGAACGACGGATCGCCGCCAACCTTGCAGGCGATCATGTGCCGGGCACGGCAGACGGTGGTTATATCATCGCCCTCGGCCGGTTCGGACAGCCGCCAGTAGAGATGTAGCTTGCGCTGCCCCTCTGGCGTGATGCCGCCCGATGCCACCTCGAGACTGGGTTCGCCTAGATGCCTCACCAGGTGATCTCGTTTGGCGTCGATGTCGCCATGATCGAGATCGACCAGCACCACCTGGGTCTGGGCAATGTGCTCGGCCTTGGCTTCACCAGCCGCCAGCACAGTCCCCGGGACCACGAACAGGGCCATACCATTGTCGGCCGCCCAGCCGGCCTGGACCGCCAGCTTACCCGCCAATTCGGCGTCGTTTTCCATGAAAGGGGTGTGAGGCATGTGATCGCCGCCACCTTTTTCGGCAAGCGCGCGGACGGGTACGAAATGCTCGCAATAGCCCAACACCATGTCGGTGAAGGTCGCGATCATTACGGGGTCTGGTTTGACGGGCGGCTGTACCGCTTCGGTGTCAGCCTTCATCATGACCAGCACCGCTGCTTCCAGTCACACCACATGCATTCGAAATGATCGTGATCAGCCGCGACACGAGGCAGCCATTCACCGGCGTCGCATGCCTGCAGTATCCGCACGGCCTTATCGCTGCAGGCCTGCGCCAGCGCGCCGTTGAACGGCACCAGCTCATGCCAGAGCTCACAGGTATCCTTGTTGACTGCCGTGAACACGGCCGGATGGTCCGTGAGGCCGAGATAGGCTTGGTAGAGCGCGATTTGCGCAGCGTAGACGGGCTTCGAGACGGCCACTCCGCGCTTCACGATGTCTCGCCAGTTCTTCGCGTTGGCGGACTTGCACTCCCACAGCGCCGGGACGGCCAGGTCGTCCGGACCTGCCACAATGACCCCATCGATGTGCCCACGAACCCGGCCGTCCGCGACGGCAAATCCGAACTGGTCGCCCGATGAATTGCGCGTGCGCAGGTCGTATCCGGCCTTAGTCAGCCAGTCGACAGCAAGGTCCTCGAACACATGGCCCACCGCGAAAATCCGCAGGGTCTTGCCATTGAACTCCCGTTCGGGGTCGCGCGGGACCTTCAGATATTCATACTGCAGCTTACGGGCGCAGCTTTCGCCAAGCCTGCTGCCGCCAAGGTATGCCCGCGGTTCGCGCGTGCTGTTTTCCAAGGTGAGCGCGTTGTCGATCCGGGCGTTCACCACATCGACGAACTGGGGAGGTTTCTCCCGGTGGTTGAAATCGAGCAGGTCCATCAGAACGGCACCTCCGGTGCGCTCTCCCACATCGACCGCTGGAAGCCGTCGACGGCTGCCTCGGCAAGGGCGGCCGCCTGTTGGTCGGTCAGTTCGTTGAAGCGCCGGTGCCAGCCGATCCCAGCCATTGCGCCGCCCATGCTTTTCATCGCGGCGATGAGGGCCGCGCGTTCGCGATCGTCGGGATTATCCATGGCCGGCCATCCCGGTCAGGACCACCAGCGTAAGGGTGGGCATATGATTCGCTGCTGCGACGGCACCGACCACCAGAATGGTCGGGTCTGTGGAGCGATTTATGTGGATAGCCAGGCGATAGCTGGCGACCCGGGAGCGGACACGTAGCCCGCTAAAAAACCTCAGAAAACGGTGCATTTGACAGGACTCCAGATGGTCCTGTCACTTACCGGCGAGGTCTCCGGACTGTCGGGAGAACAGAAAAGGAACCTACCCTCTTGGCAAGTCCGTTCGGGGCGATAGGCTGGATAGTGACGCCGCCCCCCTAAGTTGCCTGGAGCCTGTATGCCGACATTCAATCCTCGTCTGTTTACAAAAGCCGATCGGCTCAAGAACATTTCGGTCGCCAACCTTGTGGCGTTGTTCAGTCCGTGGTCCGAATATCTCGCCGGGCGCGGGGTCGAACTGGTGGACGACGAGGATGGGTTCCCGTTCGAACGGCTGAGCGGTGTGTTGATGACGCCGACCGACGAAACGCCGACCGAACTGGTCGACGCACTTTATTTCATTCACGAAACCGCTGGTGATCTGCGGATCGAGGACCTGCTCGACATGGCGCGATCGAACGGGCTCGATCTCGGGCAGCACGACGACGCAACGCCGGCCGACGTCGCGGTGCAAATCTGGCTCCTGCGCCCGGACCTGCTCCGTGATTCCCATAACCGCGCCGTTGTCTTCAATCAGAAGAAGTTCGAGTATTTCAGCGGACGCACGGAAGATCCGCGGCCATTTCCGGAGGTGTCGGATGGCCAAGCCCTCGAAATCCAAGCTGTCTGCCTTCAGCGCCAATGGCACAGATTTGAGGTTGTGATTTAAGGAGG